AATGAGAGAAACAACACTTTGACCAATGAAATGACAACTCCTTCTCTTTCTCTCAATCTATTCATTATAGAAAAAATAAATCCTATAATGAGAGAAACAACACTTTGACCAATGAAATGACAACTCCCTCTCTTTCTCTCAATCTATTCATTATAGAAAAAATAAATCCTATAATGAGAGAAACAACACTTTGACCAATGAAATGACAACTCCCTCTCTTTCTCTCAATCCTTCATTCAAGAATAAAATAAATCCTATAATGAGAGAACCAACACTTTGACCAATGAAATGGTTATACTGAATATTCCACATTACCATTCATAATGTCAGAAAAGGAGGGGCGTTGTTTGCCCAATTTGGGTGAAAATAGATACCAATTGGAACCGGGTTGCAAGTGTATCCAATATTGGTCCACAGCGTATTCTCCCCGATACTTTTCATTAGCACTCTGGCTCAAGTAACTTTTTTCCAAGAGTTGGGCACCTTCCCTAAAATTTTGCAACAACCGTGGTGCAAAAGGTTTGTTTACCATGTATCCAGCCGTAGTCAAGGCCATATTTACCTTTTTCAAGAAGGGAAAAGACGTTTCTTGAACGTCTTGTTCATTGGCCGACAACATACACACATCATAGGGAATTGATTTCATTTTTTGCAACATTTTTCCAATAGTATGACTCGATGTGGTAAACATAAAATCGTCTTCAAATACAATGCAATTTCTATAGTGTTCATTGGCAACAAAGTCTTCCATGGCTAAAATATGGCTTTTAGAACATCCTAAATGGCCTCGGTCTTTCATATAAACCGCTGAAATTCGTTTGATTTTGTCTTTTGGGAAATTGAGTTTTTCTATTTCTCTCAAAAACTCGTTCTTTCTGTCAGTGCGGTGGTCTAAATTAATGTAATACACAACATCTATATCGTGTTCCAATGGAGGAGAACTACTATCGTCGCTATCGCTACTGTCGTTAGCAAATGATTCTCTGATTCTTAAAAAAAATAATCCTATACCACACAAAAGAAACAAAAATAATAAAAACAACCAAATCATACAATATATAGATATTTTTGAATTTCTCTCAATTAAGTAGGATTGGAACCAGTATGAGGACCAGTAGGAGGACCAGTAGGAAGAGTAGGAGTATTTAATTCCTTAACGGCAATAACAATATAGGACGATATGACTGCGACCACTGGACCAACAACGAATAGTATAGATAACCAACTAATACCTCCTCGGTTTTTCAAGACAAACGTATAAATAATCCATAACATAAAAATAACAAACAAGACAGCCGTAAAGGTCACCAATAGATAAGTAATAAAATTATGTTTTCTCAAAAAATTCATAAAATCTATAACGGTAGTGAACGAAGGAGTACTAAACACACCAGACATTTCTTTCCACACGTTAACCACATAATAGCGAATGGCACACATGGAAAAAAGAAGCACCAAAGTAAAGTAAATACCAAACACCATTTCTGTCCCATTTTTGGTAGAAGCACCATCTATCGTAAAAAACAATCCAATCATAAGAAACAAAAGAGCAAACAAAATATTAAGAAAATGCATAATTTTTGTGAATTCTGCTCTGTTAGCATTATACTTTATGGTAAATTTTACGACCAAATAATGATACAATGGCGGAGACACAAAAATAGAGACAATTAATAAAAAAATGAAAATGAAAATATCAAACAGAGTCCGCATCATCGAAATTTGATACACTCCATTTAAGAAATCGCTGTCCACTGGCACCATAGCAATCTTGGAAATATCCATGCCATTGGTATCGTCGGATGCCTTACATGTGACATTTTTGTCCAAGACTGTTTTTCCCAAAGTATTCACTTCCAGCCCTTCTATCACTGGACTTGGACTGGACGTAGAATCACCAATGGCAATGTCGGATTGTGTGGCAGACAACAATGTATAGTGTTCAGTAAAAGGATGGAGCAACCCGACACTCACGAATTGAGGTGTTACAAAATGGTTGAAATTGGAATGAATGGAAATGGGTTCAGCAAATAAAATGACATTGTCAAATACGATGCACAATGCGTTTTCTTTAATAAAAGAATTCAACTGTATTGTTACACTGGCAGTGGTAAAGAGCCCGTCGATTTCATTGTTCAACATATCTAATTTGGTTTTGAGTGGAAACACAGTATACAAGGGGTCAGAAAGAGACCCCGTAATCGGGACATTTTCAACAACCAACATGCCATCAAATGCGACATTACGAATGTTGTAGTATTGGCGAAAGAGGGAGAGACTTTTGCACACATATTGGTTATTTCGAAACGTGAGATTTGGATGACTAAATCGTGTCGACACGGAATTGGAGAAATCGTATTTCAAGTAACCGTGTGTGTCCAACGTTTTCTCTCGTTCTCCAATGGGAGTTTTGTAGTAATTGTATTCTATGGTGGTGTTCGAGTCGAATTTACTTGTATCGTTCGTATCAAATGACATTCTATACTAAAGAGAGACCTTTTTGTTAACGGTCTAAATATGGTAAATAAGAAATCCCACCACGTGAATCATAGATGGTAGCCACGAAACTCTCATTGTAACCCTGAACATATAAAACATCACCACTGTTTATTTCATCCACACCATATTCACTCATTCCGTCTTTTCCATGTACGGAAAGGGGTAATTTAGAACTGATGTTTCCCGTATTGGAGAGAGTGTAATATTGCCATTTGTTTCGATTGGAATACAGGTTTTTACCAAAAATGGGTAAAATAATGGGTTCTCTCGAACCACTGGTGTGAAGTGAAAGAATACCGACTTGTGAAAAAGTGGGGCGTGGAATGCCTCTTCTGAACCCGATGGTAGGGTCTTGTAAAGGTGGGAAATAAGGGTCAGAAAAAACGTCAGTAGGTTTGGTTGCTAAACCAATAGATGGCGACAACGACAACAGAGTAGTCGTAGAAGGAGGCCGTTGATAGACGAAAAACAAAAAGATGACCAACAATAAAATCAAAAACACTAAAAAGAGAGTCATGTTTTCTACACAGACCACGCCGGGAATACATTTTTTAGCCATTATAGAGTAGAATTATATTATTCTTGACAATTCCCATAACATTTACCACTATAGTAATAAAATTCTCGATTGGGAACAAAGAAATCACTATAGTTGGATTTCATAATAGGCCCATTTTGATTGCCAGAAACGCATTTAGACGAACCCAACAAAACGCAACAACTGGTGGAAGCACATACGTTTTGGTCCAATTTATTGCATTGTTCTTCCAATTTTTGTGGGTCATTTTGGTAATGAACACAAAACCCCGATTTCATACTGGCTGTATTGTAAAGGGGGGAATTTGACGAATAACCTGTTAATTTACTCAAATAAACGGAATCCTCGTAAGAGGGAATCCATGTTGACGGACCATAGGGGAAACTACCGGGTTGATAATAGGTCGCATCGGGGATATTGATACTCATGTCTGTCAAAGAATTGTTGGATAAATCGGTGGGGTTGGCATGATAGGTTATATTGTAATTGTTGGCATCGTAATGAGTAATATTGTTGCTTGAATCATTTGTAAATGAATTCGAAGCATTGGTGCTTATAACAGAATAGGGGGTATTGGAACTCAAATCTACTATAGTGGTTTGGACTTGTGGCACAATTGACTGATTATCGGGTGAGGCAATGTATCCGAGTGGAATGGAACTCATCGATGTTGTCCCAGTTTGGTAATACCCTGTTGGAATACCCGACGATGGGATGGGTATTTGACCGAATGAAAGTATATCTGTGCCCGGGGCTTGTGTCATGGGAGTGTGTTGTAAAGAAAGATTGGCGTTTGTGTTTGTGGATGACTCAAAAAGAGGGACATTAGATGAAGCCTCGGTAAATCCTTCTTCCAATGAAAACGTCAATGACAAGAGAGAAATAATGACTAAACTCAAAAAGAGAACAAAAATAATGACAAGGCTGTTTGATTTCATGTAAAGCAACTATACTATAAAGCCATAAAAGAAATACTCAATTTGACATTGAAGAAAAATTGACAAAATAAAATCAAATAAAAACTCCACACACTATAGTATTATGATTATTCCTGTTCGTTGTTTCACATGTTCGTGCGTAATGGCTGATAAATACCGGTATTATTTGCAAAAAGTGAGAGAGCAGAAAGATAAAAAAGAGGGGAATCGTGTCGAATATTTAACAAAACTCAATGTTGGACAAAAAACAGTTGAAGGACAAATATTGGACGATTTAAACATCCGTAATGTGTGTTGCAGACGACACTTTTTAACTCATGTTGACATTTATTGAATAGACAAGGATTCTTTGACACATTTGAATTTTTCGTTTCGAATATATCCATTTTTACACGTTTTGTTGTATCGTCCGGTAAATGGATTGATTTCCTTTTTACAAATGGCAACAATGGCAACTTCTTTACGAGTTTGTTTTTTTTTTGGAGTGGTTGCTTTTATGGAAGATTGGGAAGATTGGGGTTTTAAAAAAAGGCCGATTATTTGTTCATATTTAGAAATCGCTTGTTGAATAGTAATGCGGTTTTCCAAATTGGAGTCTATCATGGAAAAGGCAAGATGATACAATTCATTCGATAATTGTAGAGGGAGAGAAGTGATATTTTTTTTGACAACATGCATTAAAGTAAATCCCAAACTATAGGAATCAAAAGTATGCAATGATTTGTTTCGAAAGTCGTTGTAAGTTATTTTCCCCGTTCGAATGGACTCTATAGTGGATAGCAAACCAGTGTATATTTTCTCGTTGAAATAGGGGTCTATTGTGGGTATGGAACAATCATATTCCAAATTTACAAGAATATCTTCCAATTTGTTTTTGCAAATCGGCTGAAAGTTCTCCTTTTCTCTCATTTTTTTAAACACAATGATTGAAATAAAAATGTATTCCAAAGGTTGGTTGAAATTTTGATTTTCATTGAATAAAATAGTATTCATATGACGATGCAATCCAAAATCAATTAAATTAAACCGATGGGTAAGAGGGTTGTAAAGTATATTGGCAGGTTTAATGTCACGGTGGAGATACTTGTTTTGTTCCAACAATTGAACGGCTAAAAACATATTCTTAAAGTTCGTCAAAAAAGGCACGAGAAATTCGTAGTCTCTCTCAACAAGAAACAGTTGAAACAAATCAATCCCACCATAGGGTTGAATGAGTGCAGACCATTTTTTGTTTTTTTTGTTTTTTTTAGGAATAGCCTCTTTACTGGTTCTACCGTTCTGTGATTTCTCAAGAATATTGCACAATTCGATGGCGTCCTTGTTTTTTGCGTATCCGATTTTACAGTTGTGTGATTTCTCTAAATGATAATCAAAGTTTGTATCCAATTTATCGAAAAAATTATTTTGTTTTAATTCTAAATTGGCGTTAGATTCGAGCATTAATTTAGACACCTTGTTATCGTAAAAAGAGGGGGGGAGGTTTTCTACACATTTTAAACTGGGTTTATAGACACACCCAGATGCCCCATCACCAATTATTGTGTTCATATACTATATATGAACACAAAAAGGACACTCGCACAAGGAAAGCGGACTAAAAAAAGGAAGGAAATAAAAGCAAAAAAAATTTACAAGGGAGGGGATTGTGGTTGCAACAAATGGATGGGCGGAAAAAAGAAAACCCATACCATGAAAATGAAAGGAGGGTATGTGGACACACCCAGTTTTTCATCCGTCGTTCCTTCTTCCAGTTATTATCCTTATAATGAATTGGCGGGTGGTCCTCACGACCCAACCAGCCCCGATATGCAACCCAGTTCTCGTTTGTTTCCCGATATGGTAAGTGGTGGTAAACGTAGTCGCACACGTAGTAAAAAACATAGTGGTAAACATAGTGGTAAACATAGGGGTGGAACACTCATAGGGTCTTTGTATACCAACCCTTTAGCCTCTTCCATTAACTCCAACCAAGTTGGTGACATTACCAATCCTGAATTGTTGCCATACGCACAAAAAATCGTATAAAAAACACTGATTCGGTAAAAAAATATCAGTAAAATACAAATATGCAAATTGTTGGATTCAAAAATTTGTGCTTACCCGCTGGAGTGTATTTGGGAGTTTCTATGGTGGCTTTGTTTTTGATGGCTTATAAAAATATGGATGGCAACGATAGATATTGTATTGAACCATACAACTGCACTGTTTCCAATACATGGATTATTTTTGCGTTGAAATTTTTATACATTATAGTGTGGACATGGATTTTAAACATTTTATGCAACAATGGATTCACTCTGTTGTCATGGGTCTTGGTGTTAGTTCCCTTTTTCATTTTGTTTTATTTGGTAGCGACCCATCTATAACCTTACACAAAATTGAATTATGTATCGGCCATTAATAATGACAATATTGACAATATGGTCACAGAAAATGATACATACACACCTGACATATTGCGACGACGTTACAATTGGTTTAGGAATGGGCATATTAATTTAGCAGACCTTATCGATTCAACTGGGTTACCAATAAGACATTTGAATCCACCCGAAGACATAACCGAAAATATCGTAAAGTTCATAATAATCAACCATAGCGATGATGCCAGTTGTAAATGGGCTAAATGTATTGGCAAAAAAGGAGACCTATATTCAGACAAATACACTATAGAATCGCCACCTGAAGTGAAAGCGTTTAGTTCAAATGGTCCTTCTTCGTTTGGACCGAAAAAAAGGTTTGGGGTCATTTATTTCTTGGACATGCGAAATTGGTTATTGGATGTATTTGTGTTATGGAAAGTAAATGTATCGAATGAATCGCCCGAATGGAAAAGCATAAAAATGAACAAAACCCAAACCAACGAAGAACAGTGTGGCGAAAAACGTCGCCCACACATATCATGGGATAAAATATATTCACAAATACCCGAAAAATGTGTGAAAATATACGAAAGCACATTCGAAGGCATATTTACACCTTTAGTGTAGCATTGAAACGAGCCGATTCGCAATGAGTTCAACCACGGGTAAAGAAACGGCATTTCCAGCCAATTTGTATAAATGTGTGTCAGAAATAGCGGGAAGTATATAAGATGTGGGGAATCCTTGGAATGTAAAACATTCACGGGGAGTCAATTTGCGTATCCCATTATTGTCTACAATTAATGGCACATTGTGCCCTCCTCCACCCATATTGGCTGTGAGTGTAGGGCACAATCCACTTTTGTTTTCACGCACATAAACCCGTCTATATTGGTAAACAGTGTCCTTTTTAACGACACTTTTTTTTACTAAATCCCACGTGGATGACTTATCACTATAGTAATATTTGTCGGCCACTTCCGATTCCATAAAAGAAGAAAGGGGGGCTTTATGAACACTTGGAAAATCCAAGGAAAAGTTGTCCAGTTCGGTTTTGGTTTTGATACAAACCAAATAGATTCGTTCTCGGTGTTGTGGAATACCCGTGATTACAGATGTATCCAACACTTTCCAACAAATGTGGTATTCACGGTCTTCTAAATGTTGTTTAATGGTTGCGAATGTTTTTCCCTCATCGTGTGAGACCAAATTTTTAACATTTTCCAAAACAACACAACACGGTTTATGATAATCAATGATGGCTAAAATTTTCCAAAATACATTGGACCGTTCATCGTTGAAACCTTCTTGTTTCCCAGCAATGCTAAAGGGTTGGCATGGAAATCCACCTGTTAAAATATCGTGAGACGGTATAGATTCCACTGGAATATCATGTAAGTTAGCAAGGGTCAGTGCATGATTGAAGTTAATATCATATGTCTCTTTAGACCATTTCACCATATCATTTGCAAACACACATTGCACTTTTCCCGTTTTTTCGAAAGCATGAGTAAAAGCCCCCGTTCCTGCAAACAAATCAATCATCTTTAGTGGTTTTTCTTCTATAGTTGGTTCAGTGACAACAAATTCAGGTTCAACAGGCACTATAGATGTGTTTAACAATTGAATCAAGCCATCTTTTTTGAGAGAACTGTATCCTTTTATGTTTCGCTCTTTACAAAGGGTAATTAACTCTTTGATGGTTTTGTTGGTGTACATCGTGTATATGCATACAATTATATAGTGTTTATTTCAATTTTTTGTTATCGTTCTTTCATGTGGCTTTCAATGAATTTCTCTAAATAACTGTCCAAGAAAATTTCATGAATACCCTTGTGTTTTTTGCGTAATACAAAAGTGTTGTTGTTTGTTTTTTTAACGTTCCACCCGTCTTCCAAAGCATTGATTAAAAAAATCATTTTCTTACGTGAATACAGTGGATTATGGGTTGATGTCGGGTCTTCATCAATCACTATGGTTTTTTCTTGAATCATTTTGTGCTTACATTATAGAAATACATGGTTTTGTGTAGGGAAACCTACAGCAAATAATCTTTATCAAAGGGTGTGGATTAGGAAAAAAAGCCCCTTTTTTCTCCTAAATCCAGATACAACATAATTAAAAATGAAAAGGGGTCGTAGGAGGGAAGGGGTGAGGGAAGGGGTCGTATTGGCGCAAGCAGTAACCGTATTGCAGTAAGAAAAACGCACAGCGTTTTTCGTCTGCAATTAAGAAATAATCCCCGCCCAAAGGGTGGGGATTATTTACTTTAGGTTTCCCTACTTTCCCTACTTAAAAGGACATAAACACGAAAAAGGGGAACAAAACAACAATGAATAAAAAAAATACAATGGACGAGATACACACCGAAAAACTGAATGAGTTTTATGCCAATGAAAAAAACAAGATACCCGTGTTGCAAATGGAAAGAAAACGTCTAAAACAATCTCTCAAAACTATTTCCGAAACCCAAATCGATGACATTATGGAAATCAAAGACAAAATAGAGGCTATAACCGGTGAAATCAAAACTATCTCTCGAGAAAAGAAGGGGTATCTTTTAAAAAATGCCAAGGACATTTTCCATTATTTTGAGGAAAAACAGAAAATATCATCAGGAAACAACAATCAAAATACCAATGTGCTCAATGCCTTTTTTAAAATCAAATCCGTATCTGAAGAAGGGTCGTTGTCGGGTGAGAGATTCTCTCAATATAAGAAATTATATCATAAATTCTGGAAGAATGTAAACAATGAAATCATTGATGTCCATAAAATGTTTTATTCATCGGAACATTGTGAAATATGTGAAACGGGTGAAATGATACCCCAAGAAGAAGAGGGGGTTTTGATTTGCAACAATCGAACGTGTGGGAGATACATTACTTATATTGTGGATAGTTCTAAACCTTCCAACAAAGAACCCCCCAATGAAGTTTCTTATACTGCCTACATTCGTCTCAATCATTTCAAAGAAATTCTCTCACAATTTCAGGCCAAGGAAACCACTCAAATTCCCCCAGAAGTCATTGAAGCCATCAAACAACGTTTGAAAAAGGAGAGAATTACGGATACATCCGTCATCAATTACAACACAATGAGAGACATTCTTCGCAAACTGGGGCTAAACAAATATTTCGAACACATTCAATATATCAATTCACTGTTTGGTATTCAACCCCCTATTATGGATGACAAACTGACGGAAACACTGTGTGTTCTTTTTATCGAAATTCAACAACCGTGGTCTCTCTATTGTCCGCCCGAAAGAGTCAATTTCTTTAATTATACTTATACACTATACCAACTCTGTGTATTGTTGGACCAACCCCAATACCTGCCTTATATTCCTTTATTGAAAGACAATTTGAAACAAAAACAACAAGATGACACGTGGAAATTAGTGTGCCACGATTTGGATTGGCAGTTTTTCCCGACCGTATGATAATTTTATACTCTTACGAATTGAATAAGAGTATAAAGAAATTGTATCTGTAATTAGAAGACGAGAAATGGTAACAAAAATCGAAAAAAGAATGGATGATTTGAAATTACAAATGGAAGCGATTGAAACATTACTGAAAGAACAGGACAATGATATTGAAGACAATTTTCAGATACTTGAACGTGTTGTCTATACACTGACGACCACAATATTCGTGAGTTTGATTTTTGTTGTTTATTCTACATTTATCATAAGTCAATTGAAAGAATGAATATTCTAAATAAAAATTGATTTAGAATATTCCAAACAATACGCTAAAGAAGGAATGCTAATGGAAGAAAAATCCGTTTGTATCAATTACATTGACTTGTGTTGTGGCATCGGGGGATTTCGTGTGGCTTTACAGAATTTCCAGAAAACAACAACAAAATACACCTTTCACTGTGTATTGTCGGCAGATATAAAGAACGACGCCATAAAAACGTACAATGCAAACTTCAATGAAAACAATCAAAAAACAAATATTTTTGATATAGAAGAAATACCTAATTTTGACCTATTGTGTGCAGGATTTCCATGTCAACCGTTCAGTTCCGCAGGAAACAAAAAGGGGTTTGACGACAATCGTGGAGGCATTATATTCAAAATAGTGGATATTTGCAAAAAATACAAGCCCAAACACATTATACTCGAAAATGTATCCAATTTGATTCTCTTGGAAAACGGAAAACCTCTACAAAAAATTTGCGATGAATTTAGCAACATAGGCTATCATGTAAGTTATAAAAAATTAAATGCAACAGATTTCGGTGTTCCACAAAAAAGAGAAAGAGTTTTTATCGTTTGCTCATTGGAAAAAAATATACCCTTGGACAACATTGAGTTGGTTCATCCAGAAAATACGTTGAATAGCATTATAGATACTTCAGCCAAATACACGGACATTGAAACACATTTTGCGAAAAAAATATTGGATTTACATTCGAAAACTCCCCTTTATGGATACAAAATGCAAGACAAGCGTGGGGGACAAAACAACATTCATTCGTGGGATTTGAATGGAGAATTAACAACAAGTGAACGCAATGTGATGAATTCTATTATGACTGAAAGAAGAAAAAAACACTGGGCAGAAAAAAAAAATATCGTTTGGATGGACGGTATGCCTCTTACATTAGAGGAAATATCAACATTTATGGATGATGTTCAACCCGTTCAACTCAAACAAATGTTGGACAATTTAGTGATGAAAAATTATTTACGGTTGGAGAAGCCAAAAAATTTAGTTTCAGGAAAACGAGTGTATGATGAAGAAGGGGAGTTAGGGTATAATATTTGTAAGGGTAAATTAAGTTTTCCAATAACGCAGATTTTAGACCCCCACTCGGTTGCCCCCACATTGACGGCAACGGATAGCAATAAATTGGCTGTCATTATAGACAATTCATTTATACGAAAATTAAACGACAATGAATTGAAGTTGCTGTGTGGATTTCCACAATCGTATCTATTGCCCGATGATGTGGACAAATATGACTTATTCGGTAACATGGTTATTCCCAATGTTGTAGAAGCCGTTCTAAAATGTATCTTTTAGTTTAGTAAATTGATTGGTTATGGATGTTATTTTGCTTTGTTTGTCCTCAATATGCGGACATGCTTGTATACATTCTATGATTTTATCGATGAACAACTGTGGTGTTTTATTTGGACAATACCATTTTTTTACACTATCGGGTCGAATGTTATACCACACATTGTTTTTTACTTGCACTTTCATTGGGCGTTTTCCCGAATAACCAACTAAATTATATACATTTAAATAATGAAATTGAATGATTTTAATTTTTTTATCGTCAGTAACGGCATATTCAAATACTAAATATTTTGTTTTGAACATTTTTTTATAAACACCACCTTGTTCACTTAATACGTTGATGTAACTCATTAAATTACCAATATCAAAACCGGGGGTTTTCATAAATACTTTTTGCTCAAACTCAAATGTTTGTTTCATTCCATAGTAATCGGGAGAGGCTTGTTTAGGCCCTTCTTCGAAATCGTCCAATTTCTCTTTGAAAAATGGGTAAAATATGTCCTCCAATAAATCACCAACTGCATTACAATTGCAAATGGGAATACTTTTTCCCGCAAAGGTGGCAACCAATGTGATTTCTTGTTTCTCAAAGGATTTACACAATTGAACAAGCGTTTCTTTGTTGGGGTATTCGCCCTTTACTGAAAGTTCGCTTTCGTCGTTCATTTCAGTGTGTCATCCTGTGTTCCTGTGTTCATTTCAATTTTTAAATATAGTGCATCCCCCCATCCGTGTTCAGTCATTTTAGTCAAAACACGTTTGAATCCGTATTCCAATAAAAAAGCGTCAATTTCCCCCACCAATGCACAACCACGATAGAGTTCCTTTTCATTTACTTCCAAATAGAGGGCTTTGGCGAATGATATGGACTGAATGGCCCCCTTGAGTGCCAACAATTCCGCTCCTTGAATGTCGAAATTCCAAAAAGTAAAAATGAAAGCGTCGATGTTATTTAGGCGAAACAGAGTATCTATAGTGATTGTTTTTTGCCGTAGTGTATTTACGTAGACTACACTGGGATGTTCTTGGGCATGTGTCCCGAATTCAAAGATACTGGACGATTGCACATTGTTGGAAACATGGAAATCCACTTCTTCGTTGTCTTTGTCTGTAATGACGGCATGAAGAACATTCGGAATGCCCCGTTGTCTCGCTTCCTCCACTTTTTTGGGAATGGCATCTATCCAAAGTATTCGATTGAGGGGAATGCCCAATTGACCATAAAAAGGGATTTCTTCACACTCGTGAGCCCCCACGTGCAATGCCCCGTCGATTTGAATGTGGTTTTTTTGTAAATAGGCAACAATTTCATGAAAGGGTATCAACATCACTATAGTGTCCCTTACCCAATTGTTTTAACTTGTTTAAGGTGTAAAATGGCATGATATGATAATATCATCATGTATCCATCCATGCCAAAGTGCCACAAACTGTGTGACGAAAATGCAATGTCGAAAATGCAATGTCGAAAATGCAATGTCGAAAATGCAATGTCGAAAATGCAATGTCGAAAATGCAATGTCGAAAATGCAAACATAATAAGCGAAATGTCGCAATGACTCAATTCATTTATACCCTTGTTGCCATTCACGAATTTCATTTACTGAGTTTGCCATTGATAGGTTCACATTTGTTGAAATCAATCAGAAAAATAATCCATGGATTTGATGAACGCATAATAGAAGAATCCAAACAGAGCACTTTTAAAGATAAAACCATACGAATTGGGACTCCCATCCGCCGAATAAATGGACAAAAACGAAAAATACCGAAACAACAGACTATTGAATGTCGGTAATTGAAAGATAAAAAACAATATGGCTAAAAGAAAGGGGGTTTGCAATTCGTTTATCAAATGGTCTAATTTGGAGAGACGATGTTTTTTGGATCGGTGGTCTTCCCATTTTTCTTGGTTGGCTTTTTCGTTTTCTAAAACGAAATCTTGCGTCATTTTGGGTCGGGGGATGTAATTGACACGGGTTTGTTCATCTTGTGTGTGAAACCCTGTATCACGAGGATAATCCCGTGAAGGCATCATTTGCTGGGGATAGTCAAATGACTGTTGTTGCTGTTCAAACTGTTGTTGATTGGGTTGGTTGTCAAACTGGTTTTGTTGGGGCGGAACACCCGAAAAATTCGGCAATGTTGCGGGTTTAGGAATACCATAAGGATTGGGGTGAATGTCCATCATAGGCTGATAAGTGGGTGCCGAAACGACGTTTTCGTCACGAGGTTTGGATACCTTGACCGGTTCCATAAAATGAGGCATGTTTTCTGGCAAATCGGAAATACGTGTAGTGTCCATTGATAAAACGTGTCAAAAACTTCTAAAGTTCTTTCCGCAGTAGGGAAGTAGGGAAACCTACGGTTTCCCCTACGACCCCTTCCCTTGCCCTTGTAAAACCTTAAATACCTCATTCACAAGGGAAGGGGTCGTAGGGGAAACCGTAGGTTTCCCTACTTTAGTCAACCTCCTTGGGTGGAGAGACGTCAATTATTTTTTTGTGTTTATTACAACGAGTGGATTGTGCCACATATTTGTAGCATTTCTCATCGTGTTTGTAAATCTTATCGTGAATGTCACCAATGACGGCACCTTCGAAACGAATGCAATTTTTTTCATTACAGGCGGTTCGGAACAAACATGCCAAACCGATACCCATGATAATGGAGATAAGAATTTTACCAAAGGGGGTATTCAACAATCGATTGAAGTGCATATTATACTATAATGCAAGAAATAACAAATGCATAATTATTTGAATGAGAAAGTAGTATTATGACTGAACGGGTATTTTAGAGATGGCGTTTGTATCGGTGGGGCAAGATACTTCTTCTTGTTCAAATTTGAAACAATGTCCGGTTTTGTCACGATAGAGTAATATATTGATGTTTTCGGGAGTTGGATATACGTATATTTTTCGAGTATCGGGTAAAAAGATATAAACGGCAAAAATACCAAAAGCCAAACTGACTAAAAATACAGGAAGGTGAATGTATTTGGAAAAGTCAATCATTATACAATGGTTATAGATAAAACGACGAACAAACTGTATTAAAATTGTATTAAATTATTTGAACTGTTATTTTGTTTTCTCGTATATTTTCCAACAAGGTACGAATCGTCTTTTTTGCGAAATGTATTACGCTGTTTATGTTGCCTTTTATAAAAAAAAGTATTACGATGTTTATTATGTTGAATTTTATCTGGTTTATAATCTAAAAATCGCCACCGGTATTCCTTCGACTGTTTTTGAGAACGTAATTCATTGTATTTTTTATTTCTCAACATTTTTAACTCATTTAATGACAACTCACGGTTTCCATAACAATCCACTGTGAATTTCTGCAATATCCCTTTTTTTACCCCTTTTTTTTGCTCAATATCTAACAAAATGGAAGCCAGACAGAGAAGGCGGTCTTTGTTATACAATGGTGAATTGACATACATAAAAGCCAAATACAAACTCAATATGGTGGGAATCGACGCAATTTTAACGGAACGTGGGAAAGAATGGCTGTCTTTGATTGTGATAGTATTGAAACCATAACATGCAATAGGTTTATAGATACAAGCAATGGGTTTTTTATTCACATAGATAACAATATTTTCGGGAATAATTTCACCAATGGGTTTGTTTCTCTTTGCAATAATATGAGTGCCTTTCAAATGTTCTCTCAATGTGTCGACAATTAATTCAGAAGTGCGTTCAAACTCTATGGATAAAACGTCAAACGGCAAAGATGGCGAAATCGAAGAAACACGTGATTCGGCTGCCGTTTTCGCATACAAATGTAAAACATCTCCGCCAAAGAAAACAACATCATCGGTAACCAAAGCATCAAACACGATATGAAATATGTTGGCAGGAATGGCGGATGTCTCTATGGTTTTGGCACACCCTTTGTTAAAAACGAGAGGATAATATTGATTCATTAATTTTAAACGGGTAAATACCTTTTCCCATCGTGATGTTTCACCGGCAGGACGTGACAATTCTAAAAACATTCCCATTCTCAAATAATTGGGTGAAGCATAAGTAATTCTATTAACTACAATGGATTCAGTTTGCAATGTATCGAAAATTTCCGGTTCTAAAAAGGTAATGTCGGCAATCGGGATAAAATTGACAAATACTTTAAATGTGCCAAAATGAGTTCCCGATTTGGCTTGAATGTGTTCGAATCCTTCCTTCTGAAAAACATCACACAACATTTTGGCATCTTCGAGGGGTCTTTTTGAAAAAAAATCAAAATCGGGAATATCATTTTTGTTGTAAAATTGTGCTTCGGGTGGTAAAAGTTCGTTGATGGCCGTTCCTCCATAACAAATGACGTTTCTCTCAATCATGAATTTTTTTAAAATATCAATCATGTTTTTCACATCTTCCGTATACTCTATATTTTTTTGTATTTCTTCCGTTTCATCGATTGCGTTTCGTAAAAGAATCATTTCACAATCTTCAAATGACATTTTTTTATCACATAAAATGTCGTCCATATACAATAATTGAACATAATAATTTATTTTGATAATATAATGAATTCCAGACAAACCTTAACAAATGGTTTCAATATAGTGTATGAATTATTACCAGAAAATTGTCTCACTTCCATTCATTTATATTGTAAAGTGGGTTCTATTCATGAACCCCCCAATTTAAGGGGGGTTTCACATTTGATTGAACACATGTGTTTCAAAGGGACAGCACTTCATCCAACTGCCGCCGATATTTTTGGCGTTTCGGTAGGGTCTGAATTCAATGCATATACTGACAAAGAAATGACGTGTTATTATATTAAATGCCTAAATCGTCACGTTCCCGACTGTATCCGTCTGTTGCATGATATGGTATTCCATTCATGTTTTCGGAAAACGGGGTTTGATAAAGAAAAAAATGTTGTCATCGAAGAAAACACACAAGATGCCGATGATACTGACACTATAATGGAAGAAAAAATGAACTCTCTCCTTTTTCATAATACTGTCTATGCCTTTCCCGTGGATACGTTAAGGTATCATAGTAGCAGGAGCGGAAGTAGTTCGCTTGAATTGAATGAGGTTAAAAAATATTACAAAACACACTATGTTCCAAATAATATGGTGCTGAGTGTTGTTTCATCCATTCCGTGGAAAACAGTGGCTTCTCTCATTATACCGATTTTTGAAGACCCTGTTACAAATAACACAAATATTTCGACACGTGAAGGAAAACTGGTTGAAGGAAAACTGGTTGAAGGAAAACTGGTTGAAGGAAAACTGGTTGAAGGAAAACTGGTTAAAGGATTACAAAAAATCATTCACAAAAACAAACACACAACAAACATTTCACTGGGATTTGTGACGTGTCCTTATTCTTCCGACGATAAGAGTTGTCTTGAACTGTTCAGTGCCATTTTAGGAGGGGGGATGAATTCTTATTTATTCACTATTATGAGAGAGCAAAATGGGTTGACATACCATTCCGAAGTAAACACAGAGTATTTTCAAACAACGGGTAGTTTTGTTGTAACATTGGAAGAAGATTCGAATAAAATAATGCGTAATGGAGAGAAAAAGGGGGTGTTACCATTATTAATGGATTGTTTTCGACATTTTGTGAAAAAGGGGGTCACTTGTAAACAATTGAAAGATGCCAAGGAAATTGTTTACGAAACAATGATACGTGACGCTGAAGATAGTTACACTATTGCGGAATACAATGCCATGGAATTCATGTATTGTGAAAAGCGGATACCGTATATGGAACAATTCCACAAAAAATACAAACACATCACTATAGAAAATATCAATGCTGTCATACAAAAATATTTTATACTTTAATCGAACGATAATAAATAGAGAAATTGGTTCAAGTGAGATAACATTTCATCACGCACATTGAGCAAATCACTGTCTCGTTTGTTATCGAACTCTGTGTCCAATTCTAATAAAAACATGCGATATTGAAACATTTTTTTCTGAATGGTCTCTGTATCTGAATGATTGATTCCATAAAAAATGCATTTTTTATCAAATAAAATTCGGTTTTCCGTTTTACCCAATAAAACTTCCACAAACGTATCAACATTTTCACTCAAAACACTATACAATTCGTCAGTGGCCTTGTGTTGCGAATACACTTTCGTTTGCCAATGATACAATTTAATGGTGTTTAACATTTCCATCAGTTTGGATACGATTTTTGTTGTGCGTTTTGTCTCGAGTTTGTTTTTTCGAGTAGAACGAAGTGGACTCGGCGTCGTGTTTTTTTTCGTGTGTTTAGTTGCCATTATATATATATTTGTTATAATTTATGAATATGAACAATACGACTATGTTTAGAGGGGGCAACGCAAACGGGAATCCATTTTTTGAATTTAGGATGAAACACACATTCCATCAGGATTTTTTTTGTTAAATTCACATACTTGTCTTCCCGGATGTCTTCAAAATCCTCCTCGTCTTCCGATTCCTCAACGTAATCCAAATTACGGTTTTCACGAATTTTTCTAAAGAGTCCATTCATAAAAAAACTGGATGCCATTGTGGGAATACAAGCCACTCCACAATACTCGTTGTTCATTTTTTTGCCACAAGCATACAAGTGATAAATATCATATTGAATATCGGCTTTTACAATAAAAATCGTGGTCATTTTGTATTGTGGTTTTTTGAAATTTAATTTGTATATTGTCTCCTGTGGAGGCGGTTGGGATGCCTCTTCTTTTTTTATAGTAGTTTCCGTCTCATTGGATTGATTTAAAAACGGTGAATGAACATTTAGACACCGAAATTGATAATGGTGCACGGAATATGGAATGGAGGGGATGGGTTCTGTAATCCACCACATTTCTGGTAAATACAACAATAGGGAAGGATGGTTTTGTGTTAATATTTCACGAATGTATCCCAATTTATGTCCATACACCAATGAATGGACAGGCAATCCCTTGTAATAATATATGTTTTCAATATAATATCTCTCGTTATCATGAGTAGAGGAAACATACAACAACGTTCCCAATGCGAATGCGACTGACACTATACAATCCTTGACAGTTATTTTAATTATTTTTTTATCTCGATTGAGTTCCATCAAAAGACACACATTTTTATCCAAATGATATGTGAACCACATGTAATATTTTTTCCCAAAGGGAATGGCCATCATAATATTGTATTTTTCATGAGTAGGAAGATTCATATGTAAAATAGTTTCATATGAACCTTCAAAGGGGGGGAATCTTTTTAAAACACTCTGGATTTCATGGTCCGACAACTCCATCAGTTAACTACCCTTTTATCTTTAACTTATTTTTCAACCATAGAAGGGATTTGTAACAACTGTGGGAGAATTTGTAACAACTGTGGGAGCAATGGGTTCGGCAAGAGTATTGGGATTAGCAACGGTAGGATTTGTAACAACCGTGGGAGCAATGGGTTCGGCAAGAGTATTGGGATTAGCAACGGTAGGATTTGTAACAACTGTGGGAGTAGAATTTGTGGGAGAAACTGTGGGAGCAACGGGTGTCGAAGTTACTATAGTGGGATTGAGAGAAGTAGTACCACCACGCTTGTCACATTGTAACTCGGGTTTCGTAAAATACAAAATAGAAAGAATAAAAGTGATGAAGAGAAATAGAAGAACAATCAAAGTGTGTTTTAAATTGAGAGACGAAATGGAAGTAGGAATTTGTAAAATATAAAACAGGGATAAAAAAATATAAGCCACCCACACGAACCGACCATAAATAAAATCATTGATACTTTGCATAAACCCCCACTCTTTTTTTTCATAAAACTCTTTGTCATTTCTACGCATATAAGGGAGCAAACCCTGAATGACTCCCCACACATCGTCTTCGAACCGCATAACTCCAAAAAACGAGTTCCATAAAACATACACATTGAGGAAGAGAATGGCCAAAGGAACGAGAGAAATGGCCAAAATGAGTCGAATCAATACATACAACAAATGAAGAACTACAGTGATGGCGGTGATTGGCGGAGACATAGCCATTTCAGCCATATGGAAGAAAGCCCATTTCGCCCATGCAAAAATAACAATGATAAAAATAAAAACTTCAATCGTCAACACTTGGAAAATGTCTTTTAAAATCGTTGCAATTACATTCAAAATCACCAAAATGGGAACAAACAGAACAATCAGTAGAATCCAAATGTATTTGTTTTCTATTTTCATGGCATACGCCATTGCCATAATATAGACAAATGCGAAACCGAGAATGGCCAGATTGAATCCTTTGTTTTCCATGTAATTGATAAAAAAAAAGACAATAAAGGCTAAAATAAGGAGAAAGTTGCCCGATTGTAAAGGTGACATGTTTTTTTCTTTGTCCCAATGGGGTATCCATTGAAACAGTGTGGTGTCTAATAATGTAGTGGGTGCCATGGGAAACTCAAAAAAGAAGCGAACGATAGGATTACTCATGATAGAATTGTTTAAATCCATGGGTTTCGCCAACCCCTCTTGGAAAAACAACAAGTAATACCAATTGTAGGCGGAATACACGGACAATGGGATAACCATTAATAAAATAATGAATATTTGCAAATATTTGGCATCTGCCTTGATTTCTTTGTCACTCGGGGTTTCAGTATGGGAAGAAGTATTCAACAAGTGGATGTCTTCTTTGACGAACCAATAACATCCCTCGTATATTTTATTGTATACATACACTCTCGCCTCTTTGATGGCTACACCCGCTGCCAAAAGACCCTTTTTAAAAGATTGAGTCATTAATTTTGTTGTTTTTTTATTTGACATTCCTTCTATAGTGGGTTCGCTGGGACTGGATTCAACCATAGGAGTATTTTCAACCGAATGGGTATTTTCAACTGTAGGAGTATTTTCAACTGTAGGAGTATTTTCAACTGTAGGAGTATTTTCAACTGTAGGAGTCATTTCAAAGACAGTTTGAAGAGGAGGAAAAATTAACTTTTCATGATTCACATTTGGAGAAACAGTAGCCCTTTTTTTAATTTGGGGATTGTTCTTACTAAATTCTTTTCTCCAGAGACAGGCATCTGGTTTGTCCATGCAATAAAGTATATATTCATCACATACTTTATACATACTTTATACCGCTTTAGTGTTTATTTTCGACCGCCCTTTCGACTTTTTTTACCGCCCTTACGACTCTTACGACTCTTACCGCCCTTACGACTCTTACCGCCCTTACGACTCTTACCGCCCTTACGACTCTTACCGCCCTTACGACTCTTACCGCCTTTTCTTTTACGGCCACCAGATTGACAAGTGGGAACATATTTAGAAGCAATTACGTTGTTTTCGTTTCCGCCGTCAACTGTTCCAACAGAATGTTGTTGTCCGGGTCCACCGAATACTTGAGTTGCATAGGATTGAGAATCAGGGGTGTGACCACCCGTATAGTCGCCAAATGAGAGAGACATTATACATATATGCAAGGATTTTAATTCAAACGAAGAGAAAAAGGGTAAAAGGGTAAAAGGGTAAAAGGGTAAAAGAGTTTATATTGTCCATTTGAGACCACGTCTAAACTCTCAAAAGAAAAAACAAAACAATCAATAAAAAAAGAATAAAAAGCAAATGAAACAATTGCCGACGCACTTTGAATGTTTCATATAGTAAAATCGGTTTGGGTTTGTAATAATTCTTATATTTCTCGATACTTTCGACCAAAGAAAATTCTTCCTTGCCCAAATAAACGTTTACCTTGTTGTGAATAAAATTTGTCCATCGGATAAAAGACTCTTGATTGTCTAAATAAGGTGACACAGGATATGTATCCAACAATTGACTTAATTTGTTCCCCATATTTTTATCTGGCACGAAGAGAGGCAAGTTTTGTATCAAATCGTAATATTTACGCTTGGCTGTAGGATTGGGAGAATGGGGATAACTATGAGCCAATGTATGAATAAAAAACCAATAGTGTGGTCCCCACACTGAAGCGTGAAATTCAGTCATATATCACAATCCTACATTTTATCGTTAGCACTAATTTATTTATTGTATCCACAATATATAAAATGAATCAACCTCCTACAAATAACCCTATAGTGGCCAATGTGCAAAACGGAATACAAAATGTGCAAAACGGAATTCAAAACGGAATTCAAAGTGTTCAAAAAGGCGTGGAGCCGATTGTCACCGCCGTTCAAAATAATGTGTCTTCCGCTACCCAAGCCGTTCAAAACAACTTAAAGGAGTTTTCCTCACCGCAAAACATTGCCAATGCCAGTCCCAGTTTTTTAGATTCCAACGGCATCATTGCTAAATTCGTTTTTCTTATTTTGGTCGTCATTGTCTTTTTACTGTTGATGAATTTAGGAATAATGATGGTCGGTTATTATTTACAACCCCCAAACAATCCCTATTTGATTCAGGGTATGATTCAGGGGAGTCAATTCGTCGACATTTCGAGAGACCCTAAAAACCCCATGTCAGTAACTCTCAAACATTCCAATAACCAAAAAAGTGGTATGGAATTCTCATGGTCACTCTGGTTGAATTTACAGAAAAATACCAATACCAAAACCGACTATAGTCATATTTTCAGTGTGGGCAACAACACATTTGACCCCAAAACTGGATTGGCCACCGTTGAAAATGGACCCGGTGTGTATTTATCCAATCTGGACTCCAGTGGTAATCAACTTGAAACCGCCAATTTGCATGTAGTTATGGATTGCATACCTGATGGAATCATACACAATCAATCCGTAAATGTTACCAACCTACCCTACAACAAATGGTTCAATGTTGTGTTGCGAATGAACAATACACTTTTAGACATTTATATCAATGGTATTATCACCAGTCGGTTGAATTTCACCAATGTTCCTAAACAGAATTACGGGGATGTCTTGGTATGTGCCAATGGAGGGTTCATTGGGGCCTTGTCCAATTTACGGTATTATGATTATGGGATGAATGTCTTTGAAATTGGGTCTGTAGTGTTTCGAGGTCCAACTTTGACTGCTGCTAAAATAAATCAAAACGTCAATTCAACCCAAAATGGATACAATTATCTTTCCAATAAATGGTATGCTTCTAAACTTAATTAGAAAGTAAGGGTTGAAAAAAAACAACCTTATGTGTATATAAATGATTATCAATTTCCCTCCTGATAGTTACAACATTGAGAGTATTTGTATTCAAACACGCAGACGGGGTCTTTTAAACGTCCCCCCTCCACGTTTTACGCCCGTTTCGCCTTATCCGCAATATTCCCAATTTCAATTGGACATGCGGCGTAAAGCCGAAATTTTGCAATATCCTGCCAATGCGACCAACACAAAAACCAACAATTTCACGAAAGCCGAAAAATATTCTATGTTGGTTAAAAATCAATGGAAACCCTACACACAACAAATGTTGATTGATATTTCAAATGGTGCGGTTCCGTGCAATTCGGAGGCTCTGATTCAAACACCCACTTCTTCATCGGATGTGCCCGGACCCATCATGAATTTATATTTAGACCCTTCCATTCCACTTTATCACTATACCACAGATACCCGAAGTTATGGTATTATTAATTCCGTCGATGATGCTTCTTGGACTACTTATACTTCTCCCGATTTGCTCATTCTTACTACTACCGCTACTCCTATCACAGAATTCTTTACATTATACATTCATAACAATATTACGTCTCTTTATTATACCTATATTGTTGAAACACCCGTCTCCATTTCATTGACGGGGGGTCCATTTGTGTTCAATCCTATGAATCCAGTCCCTTCCACCACTCCCATCACAGTCACTATAGAAAATGTATATATTTATGGTTATTTGAACGATACACTGATGACATCCAACAACCCGAACACCAACCCGATTATTAAAAATGTGCCCTTGGTTTATCACGATTTTCAGCCATTGTCTCTTCAAGTCAATTATTCGACACTCGATTTCAGTGCCGTTTTTTTCACGGGAAATTTACAAATATCCAATTTGCTTTTGTATACGACACAGGGGCTAATTTATGACATCAAACTGGAATTTACGTTTTCAATCACAGACAACAATTATTCTCAAGTTCAATTGGGGGCTTTTTGCAATGTCAGCCCGTATAATAATGCTATAGTGAACTGCACTTTACTTACGATGCCTTCGAGTGATACGAATGCTGGGTTTCAGTTTGGAACGTAATGATTTTGATTTTCCCCATTTTGATTTTCCCCCATTTACAACAATGGTGGAAGTAGAGGGTTTATGTATTTCCAGTGAATTTGGATTTCCCCTATAATTCCGTGTAATAATTGCATTATTTTGAATACGTAACTTATGTATATTTTCCAAAAAATGGACGGTTTTATCGATACAGTTGTACAAATAATAATGCAACCAAATGTAGGAGGGGGAAAATGTGTGTGCAGTAAGTAAACTGGCGATTTCGGTTTGTAAAACCCCCATCAAACTTAAATGATTTCGGGTGGTTGTAATTGCTTTGCTTCTGCCAAAATCCAAAATCATTGTTTTTCCTTTTTGTGATTGGCCAAAATAGTATTCATATTGCGTATTCACCAAAATATTGCCTTTGTGGTAATCGCCATGTGTATATCCGTATTTGTGCAATCGTATTAAATCATACAATGCAAACTTTTCATATTTCGAATCACACTCTTCATGTAATATAGTAAACCCTTCGATGGATTCCATCACAATTAAATTCATTTGTTTTGGAATTTCTAAAAAAGTCTTTATAAACTTCCTTTTTGAGGAGTCCGTTTCCTTGCAATTTTTATAAATAACTTCTTTTGTGTATCTATTTATTTTGTTAAATGTGTGAACAATAGCGGGGCAAAGAGGTTCGAGTAAATTCTCGGGGTCAACGACTGATTTATTGTATACATCATACTGTATGTTAACTTCATTGTCAAAATCACTTTGAGTCATTGTTGATTTGTTTAAAATCATTTGAATGGAACTATCAATTAAAACACATTTCATAATTAATGTGGTGGCGGGTTTATTGAAATTGGCCCCCAATGTATTGATTACAAACGGTGATTGGAAATTGTTGTGTAAATGCAATTTGAATATAACGCCATTTACACTACCGATTGACAAAACAGTAAAATCACAATGGTTTACAAAAAAATCAAAAGCCTTGTCTATAGATGAATAAATGCCATTTTTTTGTAATCCCGAACCCTTCATTATAGTTTATACAATGATTTTATTGCTATGGTGAGTTAAACGAAAATTTTAAATATGTTTAATTATACTATAATGGCTCTTTTTAACTATATTGAATATTTATTTTTAGTGAGTTTAGCCATAACTTTTGTGTTGATTTTATTTCTCATTTATCATTTTAAACAGAGAATATCTGGTTTAGAACAAAAAACCGAAACAATGTTTGGCATTGTCAATAGTATTGTGAAAGAAATCAGTCACGTAAAGACATTTGTCAATCAACACCTATTAGGTGTGAACCACCAACCACCTGTTTCTTTTGTTGAAAAAAAACTATCTCCCCTGTTGTTTAATGAAAAAAAAATAGATATTAATGTTTTTAATAAGGAACAGGAACAGGAACAGGAACAGGAAGAAGAAAAAGAAGAGGAAGAAGAGGAAGAGGAAGAAGAGGAAGAGGAAGAAGAGGAAGAAGAAAGTGAATATGATGCAGAAGAACAGGAACAGGACGAAAGTGAATATGATGAGGGGGATGAAAATAACGTCGATGACAATATTAAATTTGTTGTAATTCACGAAAACAATTTACCCGTTGAATTAATAAAAATAATAAAGCACGAACAAGAAAAATCGGGCAATGTTGAAGTAGAAGAATTAAATGAAATTGTTGAAGTCATTAGAGAAGTAGAAGAATTAAATGAAATCGGTAAAGTAGAAGAATTAAATGAAATTGTTGAAGTCATTAGAGAAGTAGAAGAATTAAATGAAATTGTTGAAGTCATTAGAGAAGTAGAAGAATTAAATGAAATCGGTAAAGTAGCCATTAGAGAAGTGGGAGAATCAAAAGAAGTTGAAGTCATTAGAGAAGTAGAAGAATTAAATGAAATCGGTGAAGTAACCATTAGTGAAGTGGAAGAATCAAAAGAAGTTGAAGAACCCGACGAAGATGAAAAAAAGGAGATTGAAGAGGATGCAATCAAAGTCACCATAGAGTATCGCAAATTGCCATTGAATGAATTAAAAAAAATAGCAGCCCAACACATTCAAGCCCAAGAATTGGCTAAAATGAAAAAGCCAGATTTGATTAAATTCATGGAATCCGTCAAATAAAATGTGATTGGATAATATATGTTTCAACCAGTAACATTAGAATGTGCTTATCCCGTCATTCGGGAAACCATCCCTCAATCCAAATTAGGCTATAGCACCAACAATAGTTACGAAGGATTCCCCCCTCTCATGAATGATGGTCGACCCATAACCGCCTCCTATCAACCCGAAGCCGTGCTCAACAACAAAATCATCGAGGAAAATGGCATCCAGTCCAATTGGCAATACCGCCAATATTTGACCAAAAACGCCACCCAAATCATGAAACAGGATTTTAGGGAAGCATCCAATGATGTCGGGTATGTCCAACGGTTTACCGATTTGAAGTCCGATTCCATGCCCTATTTATACAAATCCTATGATGACAATACACAACCCTTGGGCTACCAAAACAGCGACCTGAAAGAATTGTATTTATCGAGAGAACAATTGGATTCACGCCGTGTTGCTCCCACGATTTACAAATAAAATACCCAAACACTATAGAATCATTTTATCTATAGTGTTTCCCTTAATTTATGAAACAGAATTCCATCTTAGAAATGAATAGTGTGTTTACACAACAATAATTTGATAATTTGATGTACTCTTTTCTCTCGATGTAAAAACTTAAACGAGAGAGCACAATACATCGTATGAAAGTAATTAGTTTTGACGTTGGTATTAAAAACATGGCTTATTGTATTTTTTCAGTGGATTCAATCACTTCCTTGGAAGTCACCCAATGGGATATTTTGAGTTTAATGACACAAGAACCCGAATGTGAAAAGCACACTTGCACGTGTTTTTTAAAAAAGAAACAAGTGAACCGTAGTTTGCAACCATGTTCGAAAACAGCACACTATAGGAAAAATGACCAGTATTATTGTAAACCCCACGCCGCCGAACAAACCGAATGGTTGTTGCCATCCGCCGCTTTGAAACCCGTTGCCATCAAGAAACTAAAAGTGGAAGAACTCCGTAGCATGGCTAAGGGGCTAATGACTGCGTCTGCGTCGTCGTCTTTAGGGTTGCCGACTGCGTCGGTTTTAAAGCGTCCCGAACTTGTTGCTCAAATCATTGCCTATTATGAAAACCAAACATTGGAATCGATTGCCCCCCTTGCTTCAAAAAACGCCGAAGATATGGATCTCATTCAATTGGGGAGAAACATGACTGCCCTGTTGGACCGCATAGAAACCAATCAAATCACACATGTCATTATAGAGAATCAAATATCACCGATTGCGGGACGCATGAAAACCATTCAGGGCATGGTGGCCCAATACTTTATCATGAAATGCCCTACTTCCACCATAGAATTCATTTCTTCCGCTAACAAATTGAAGGGGTGGATACGAGAAGAAGCAGAAAACAACATTAAGACAAACTATAAAAACAACAAAGAGAATTCAATCAAGGTTGGAACAAAACTCTTGGACAACAACCCCTTTTTAGAAAAATGGAGAGAAAAGGTGAAAACCCATAAAAAAAAGGACGATTTGTTCGATGCCTTTTTACAAGCCGTCTGGTATTTGACAAAAAGAGAGTTTATTGTTTCATCGTTTGACACGGGTGCATTGATTCGTGCTATTTAGACCCTTGAAAAAGCAACCCCCATTTCACCTTTGTTTTTATTCTCTCACTTAATAACAAAGGCATGGCTTCTTTTGATTCATTACGCAACGCTAAACGAAAAAAATCACCTCTTTACAATTATTTGACGGTTCCTGATAGTCCATTGAAATTGTCTATTCAGCAAATTGCACAAGATATAAAAATTCAATGGATACCCCCTTACAACAATGGTGGACATCCCATTATTGAAACTGTTATAGTGGTTCAACCCGGAAATCTCCGCCAAACTTCGACAACCAACAGCACTATTTACGTTGGACTGTCAACCAATATAAACTATACGGTTTCAATCGTGGCAAGGAACATCATAGGGTCATCATTACCCGTTACATCATCCTTTACTGTAAATTCAAACAATGGCAGTTTGCTTTTCAACGGTTCGAATCAATATTTGACATATTCTGGTGTGACTGTGGGGTCACAGGCATTCACAATTGAGGGATGGTTTCAGGTGTTGTATGACAATGGTGCACGGAATGTAATTGTGGGGGCACAATATGTGGGTTCAGCCACGAGGGGGTTGTCCGTCGCCATTCTCAACCCCACTACAATCAACATTGATACATTGGGTGTGAGTCAATTGTCCTATACAGTCCCAACAGTGAGCATGGGTGCGTGGTATCATTTTGCTATGGTGCGTAACGAATCAAATGTGGAAACCCTGTTTCTAAATGGTGTTCGTTCTTCCACAGGGACGAATGTGGATGCCACTGTGTATGCTGTTTCTCCCCATATTGGCGGATGGGACCCGTATGATGGCGTCTCTTCGTGTTTCGGTGGTTTATTGAGCAATATACGTATAGTGATTGGAAGCACTGTATATGACCCGACTCAAACGACAATTACCGTTCCAACGGGGCCTTTGACGAATATTACTGGCACGGCTTTATTACTCAATACAGCAAACGGTGCCAATTATTTGGCGGACGGCAGTGACAATCACTATACAATGGTTGATACCAATGGGGTTGTTTCTTCCTCCTTGAACCCCTTTTAGAAAAATATAAATAAGTAGTATATGGGAAGTTATTATTTGAACAATCGAAAAGAGTTTGTCGAACACATAGAAGAAATGTTTGAAGAGTATAAAAAACAACATACCGACAACAGCGATTTATTGCTACATCAACAAATTGCTCGTCAATATTTGAATATGAAAACCCCGTATCGTGGGTTATTGTTGTATTATGGTTTAGGCACAGGAAAAACGGCCACATCCATCACAATTGCCGAGGGTTTGAAAACTGAAAAACGTGTTTTCCTAATGATACCTGCTTCTCTCGAAACCAATTTTATCCATGAAATACAAAAATTCGGTGACCCTCTCTACAAAAAACAACAACACTGGGAATTTGTTGGAATCGAAGAAATCGTTCATTTATCAAACACATTACATTTACCTGAATCATATATTCAAAAAAACAAGGGAGCATGGATAATGAACAATCAAAAACCGCCGAATTATACTTCTCTCAATGCTACTCAACAAAATGCCGTCGAAAAACAGTTGGTCCATATGATAAAAAACAAATATAGTCAAATTAATTATAATGCCAATAATTTAAAACGCATTATAGATGATTTGTCGCACGATGGAACAGTGAATCCATTTGATAATTCCGTGGTGATTGTGGATGAGGCACATAAACTGGTGAGTCTCATTGCCAATCGTCTGAAATCCAATTCAGATGCAACGAGTCCATGTATAGCGATACGTATTTACTATTATCTCATGACGGCAACCAATACCCGTATAGTGTTTTTATCGGGAACACCTGTCGTAAATTATCCCAATGAAATTGCCATTTTGTTCAATATGTTGCGTGGGTCCATCAAAACATGGGAATTTACGACAAAGGGAAACAATGATGTGAGCATTGAAATGTTGCTGAAAAAAGGGGGGTTAGATATGTATGATTACGTAAAAACACATGGTAATAAAAGTGTCGTAACACGTAACCCATTTGGATTTGTTAATCAATATAAAAACGAAAAATACAATGGAGTTATTTATGATGACGAGTTTGGAAAAATAACGGATGAACAATTTGAACAAAAAATAGTGGATATTTTACAAAACAATCGTGTTGAAGTGGTAAAAACTTCTATAGTGTTAAACAAAGCCTTGCCTGACACAAAAAAGGGATTCAGTGAGTATTTTATAGACAACACCGAAGTAACTGAACCCAAATTCAATGAGGATAGAAAAGATATTTTTATAAAACGCATTATAGGATTGTGTTCCTATTTTCGTGTGTCGGATGAAGATTCCAATGTTCCTATGTTGGTGGATGAAAAAACGGATTTATTTCACACTCAGTTTTGTCCCATGAGTGATTTTCAATTTGAAATATATCTTGAAATACGTCGCAAAGAAGTGAAGAGACAGCAGACAGAATCACACTTATCCCTTTCTCGAAATCATGAAGATGGTGACGCTTATCGTGTTTTTTCAAGGTCTTGTTGCAATTTTGTGTTTCCCACTCCTCCTGAAAGACCCTTTCGTTTAAGAGAAACCAAAGAGGAGATTAAGAAGTATCAGTGTTATGGTGAGGCACCTAACGACATTAATGTTGCCGATAATAATAGTATAATTGATGGTGAGGCATCTAACGACATTGCCGATGATAATATTGTAATTGGTGGTGAGCCTCACGACATTGATGCCGATGATAATATTGTAATTGATGGTGATGAACCTAACGACATTAATGTTTCTGTGTGGGGTAAAAAAGAAGTGAATAAAATGTACAATGAAAAAATTAAAAAAGCAATGCAATTTCTAACTGAAAACAAAGACACTCTTTTTACTCCTGAAGAACTTACTATTTACAGTCCTAAATTTCTAAAAATACTCCAAAATGTGCAAGACCCTTTAAACAAAGGGTTGCATTTGATTTATAGTCAATTTCGAACGTTAGAAGGTATTGGCATCTTACAATTGGTATTGGAAGCCAACGGATTCGCACAATTCAAGGTAAAGAAAATCAATGGTAAATGGAAAATTCAACCGTTTTCCCAAGGAAAGCCGACCTTTGTTCTGTATACTGGAACAGAAGACCAAGAAGAGCGTGAATTGGTAAGAAATATTTACAATGGTGATTGGAACGACATTCCTTCTTCTTTACGAGATGACTTGTTGGCAATAGCCCCCAACAATTTGTATGGTGAAGTGATAAAAATGATTCTCATTACAAGTTCAGCAGCGGAAGGAATCAATTTAAGAAATACACGTTTTGTGCATTTGATGGAACCGTTCTGGCATATGGTACGATTGCAACAAGTCATAGGTCGTGCTCGACGATTTAAAAGCCATATTGGGTTGCCAGAAGAAGAACAGAATGTCAAAGTCTTTTTGTATTTGGCTTCCTTTACTGAAAAACAGGAAAAAATAGCCATTAGTAAAAACATTCAAATGGTGGATTCGAGTCACTGGAAGCCCCATCCTGTTTTAACGACGGACCAAATTTTATTTGAAAATTCTCTCATTAAAATGAAACAAATTGAAGTTATATTGGATGCCATTAAATCATCAGCCGTTGATTGTGTATTACATCGTAATCCAACTGATTCCTATACTTGTTTTAAACCTAACCAAACAGGTCCGTTTTTATATGAACCTACTATTGAATACACAAAAGAAGAAGTGAACAAAAACTCCCAAAAAAATGCTAAAAAGGAACTCGCAGAAAAGAAAGTCGAAGAAAAGGAAGTCGAAGTTGCTAAAAAGGAAGTCGCAGAAAAGAAAGTCGCAGAAAAGAAAGTCGCAGAAAAGAAAGTCGCAGAAAAGAAAGTCACAGAAAAGAAAGTTGCTAAAAAGGAAGTCGCAGAAAAGAAAGTTGCAGAAAAGAAAGTTGCAGAAAAGAAAGTTGCAGAAAAGAAAGTCGCAGAAAAGGAAGTTGCAGAAAAGAAAGTCACAGAAAAGAAGGCGACGAAAAGAGAAACAAAGAAAAGAGCAACAAAGAAAAGAGCAACAAAGAAAAGAGCAACAAAGAAAAGAGCAACAAAGAAAAGAGCAACAAAGAAAAGAGCAACAAAGAAAATAGCAACAAAGAAAAGACGAATGTAAAATCACTATACAATGATTCCCATGATTGCTGACACCAATTTATTTTGGTCATATTGTAAAATCTTAGGAGAACAGTAACCGTCGAAACCACATGGCTTTTTCGTTCTGCGATTAAAAAATAGGTTTCCCTACTATGCGGACAATTTGAATATAAATAGTATGCCTTTACAATAAATACATAGATGGAAATCATTGACCTCAATTTAGGAGATTCAGACCCCATTAAAATGAATTTAAATGAATCCTATAATTTCGACGACGGAGTAGAATTATTAATAAACAACAATCGTCAAAAGAACAATACCCCCGTTCAACTCTCCGACATCCAAGATTTGGAGAAGGAGTTAAATGATTTGGCCTCGGCATCCACTCCTTTGCCAACAGATAAAAACACCAAAACCGTAAATGGATTTGGAAGTTGGTTTCCCTCCTTTTCATCACCAAAGCCCTCGGCCTCTTTAGAAACGACAGATTCCAATATAGGACAGGCCACCAAAGAAAGTGTGGGTGGAAACACGAAATCGTGGGATGGATTTACCAAAGTCAATGTAGTTCCCAGCTCCATGAATATTCCCACCAATTTATCGGAACGTGACCGTCGTCGTAAAAAGAGAATGATGATTAAAAAATTGGAAGAATGGGCCGAACGGGGTCATATTCGAAATGCAGTTCATTTTAACTCGGATTCAACATTTGAAGAAGTGGAAGACGAATATGAAACCGCTTTGGAAGACAAACGCAAACGGGATGGACTCAAATTACAGTCATGGTGGCTGAAAACGTTGGTGAATTCCGTCGAATTCGCCAATTCGACTTTTGACCCGTTTGGTATTGACCTGAGTGGATTTGGGGAACAAGTGGAAGAAGATATGGACAGTTATGAAGAGGTGTTTGGTGAATTGTATGAAAAATACAAGGGTGGGAAATTGTCCCCCGAGATTTCAATATTGTTAAAATTGGGCATTACGGCCGCCACAATCAATGTCACAAATAAAGCACTTTCGAGTGCAACACCGGGGTTTAGGGATGTTATCAAACAAAGTCCAGATTTAATGAAAATGTTTACCAATGCCACAGTGGATGCCATGAGTCAAAAGAGTCCGGGATTTTCATTCGCTTCCAATATGATGAATCCGCCGGAAAAGGTCAATACTCAATATGGTCCACCCCCAACACCCGTAGAAACCAAGTCACAACCTCCTCCTCCACGTACAGAACAACGTCCAGACATTGCGGAAGCACGAGGTTCTATGTTTAGAGAACAGGGTGTCGAAGTTGGACAAAATTTCCAATCCCTGCGTGAACCCTCCCCGTCGTCGTCGTCATTTGGGTCACTTCGCCCCGAGATGAAAGGACCATCCGAAGACATTGATGCCTTTTTATCGGGATTGAAACCATCAATGCCCCCTCTTACAGCACGTTCCACAATAAATGATGATTCTATGATTTCTGTTTCTTCTCTCAAAGATTTGCAAAATATGAAAATGCCACGACAAACTAAGAGAAGAGGTAAATCCGAAAAAAACACTATTTCTCTCGATATATAATAAGGGTATCATAAATTCTACCATACCCTTAGGGTGGCGGTTAATAAAACATTATAGAATGAATTACCTATAATGTTTTCTCTTTCTTTTTTTTATCCATTTAGATATATAATTCATCATGAAAACAACACCGTTGTTTGTATTTTTCACTCTGTTATTTATAATTTTAATATCTCTTTTATTGTTTCAAACATGGAAAAAGTGGACACAAGGAACGGCACAAGGAACGGCACAAGGAACGGCACAAGGAACGGCACAAGGAAAGGAATCCTTCATTTCATTTGAACAAGACAAAAACCCCCTGTCAACTCTTTTGATTCCCCCGTATTCTATCAGCAAACCTGTTTTAAAAATATACGACAATTTGTTTTTAGACCAATCCAACTTCAATTTAATTGAAGTGAATGGAACAGCCTACAATGAAGGGTCAACCATTACGGGTAATGTTGATGTTGCGGGAAGCACTATCAATAACATTATCGTGGTGCCACCTTGCACTTCAGCCAGTTGCACGGGAACTTCTATTTCTGGAACAAACACTACAGATTATTCGATGAGTTTGTTGCAATTGCCTACATTGACAACCCCATGGTCTTATGTCTCTCAAACACCTGTCGCTAACACTGACACATTTCAAATTTTTTTCATTCCCATACCCCCCATCAACACAGTTATTGCCTATGTGGTTGATTTAACTATTATGAAAAGTGTAACGGCTATTAAAATACAAACTTTGGTGGATGACTCGTATTTTATCAGTGATGTTCCCTTTAGAGGATTGAATCCTCCCATTATAGACAATGATTCAAATAATGGAAATATGGTGATTGAACCTTTTTACGACCCAGTACAACAAGTGTATCAAATTACTACTTTGGTGAAATTTGACTATTTAACTCAAAATTTATTGGTTAAAACATCCAATGGTTCTTCTCTCGCCATTTATGATTATAGTAAGAACCGAACTGTATCAACTACCAATGCCAATGCCAATGCCTACATCAAACCGACTGTATCCAATGCCTTTTCACCATGGACGTTGATTGATGAAAACAACAATATTATTGTGTACTTACCCGTGGACAATGAATATACTTTGATTTTGGTTTTACAGATGAATGCCAATCAATTGTCTCTTTATAAATCTATTGCTTTTCAAAAAAAAGTGGGGGTTAAAATAGTGAATGGAACTGCTATAACACCCCCGACTCAAGCTCCTACATCGGCTCCTACATCGGCTCCTACATCGGCTCCTACATCGGCTCCTACATCGGCTCCTACTCAAGCGGCTCCTACTGTATTGGGAGTAACTCCACCCAATTCCATTTCATCATATTACAATTCATGTCAAAAACAACAATACAATGATAATAATTATATTTTAAAAACACAGTTGATTCCGCCCGTCAGTTGCCCCAATTGCATTTGTTCCAGTTGTGCGTTGAGTTCTTCTTCTGATTGTTGTAAAACATGTGGCGGAGGAGTTGGTATTAATACTCCTTCCGCTCCTGCAACTTCCGCTCCTGCTACTTCCGCTCCTGCTACTTCCGCTCCTGCAACTTCTGCTCCTGCAACTTCTAATCCTGCAACTTCTGCTCCTGCTACTTCTGCTCCTGCTACTTCTGCTCCTGCTACTTCCGCTCCTGCTACTTCTGCGTTTACGACTGTAACCCAATCGAATGCCTCTTTATTTGACATATCTTTTGCTGAAATACAAAATGATGTCATACAAGGGGCAGGAAGTTTATTATCCAATGCTGGAAAAAGTCTGTTTCAAAGCACCCCTGTAGATATTACTCAAGCCCCAACTACTCAACCCAATAAAGTCTATAATGGAACCACCCCCACGTTTGCCGATGTAAACATCAAACCTCTTGCGAATGTTCGAATGTCGGGGAGAACTCAAACTCAAAACCAACGAAACCAATATTTTGGAAATGCACAACAGCCTTCTACATTGGTAACTCAATATGGTGCTCAATCGGGAGAAAATTCTATTTTTATCCCAGTTACCAGTGATTTTTCAAGATTTTCCAAATAAGTGCGTTAAAAGAACATACAAAGAAATGCCTAAAAAATATAGATGTTACCCATAAAGAAAAATGGATTGATACATTTGAATATAAATATGAATGAAATAATGGAACGCAATGAAATAGCCAATCAAATCAAAACATTGTTGCACAATTTTGACAAAAACAGCGAAAATGTTACTTACAAAAAAGGCATTTACATATACGGTTCGCCCGGTTGTGGAAAAACCCATTTTATAAAAACACTGTTAAAAGATATGAACTATGATGCCATACACTATGATGCAGGAGATATTCGTAACAAAGCATTGATTGAAACCATGACATGTAATAATATTTCAAGTCAAAATGTATTAACTATGATGAAGCGGGAAACACAAAAGATTGCGATTATCATGGATGAAATCGACGGGATGAACAATGGAGACAAAGGAAGCATCACATCCCTGATTAAATTGATTCGCCAAAAGAAAACGAAAAAACAAAAATTAGAAAGTAAAACACTCAACCCCATCATTTGTGTTGGAAATTATTATGTTGACAAGAAAATAAAAGAATTAATGAAAGTGTGTAATGTATTTGAATTAAAAACGCCCACAATGAATCAAATGACGACTCTATTGCGGAGTTACTTTCCTCTCATTGAATCTACACGAGAACCTCTTTTGCTGAATTATATTCAGGGGGATATGAGAAAATTGGAATTTGTCTATAAAATGTATAAGAGAGACCCTTCTCTCATCAATGAAAATAAAATTCAAGATATATTTCAACTCAAATCATTTAATGATGACTCGAAGAAAATAACTCAATCCTTGATTCATGGTTGTTTTCCAATCAAAGAACATTCAGTGACCATGAATGAAACAGACCGCACCATTGTAGCTCTATTGTGGCATGAAAACATTATAGATTATATTTCAGAATTGGAATTGGATCAGGGATTTGTATATTTAGATATATTGGAAAATATTTGTTTTGCTGACTATATTGACCGAATCACATTTCAAAATCAAATTTGGCAATTCGGCGAAATGAGTTCTCTTCTTAAAACGTTTTATAGCAATAAACTGTTTCACACGAGAAAAGTCAAAGAAATAAGAGAGGTCAAAGAAATACGATTTACCAAAGTATTAACGAAATATTCAACCGAGTACAACAATATTGTTTTCATCTATAATTTATGCAATGAATTGGAAATGGATAAAAAAGACGTGATTGCCTTTTTTCAAAATTTACGACTCCAATATGGAAAACAATTTTACCAAAATACCGAATTGCTTTCTACTGTCGAAAAATATGTCAATCATATCAATGTAAACAAATTAGACATCAAACGAATGTATCGTTATTTAGACAAAAATGTAAAAAAAAACACAATATGTGAAGAAGAAAATGAGTTGGATGAAGAGAATGAATTGGATGGTTTAGAAATGATTTCTTTATCTAATGTATAATGAGCACTTTTGTTCCTTCAATCGTTCAAACCAATATGGATATGACTTATTCCCTTCCGGTAACACCCACTCCCCCAGTTTCTCCTTCTCCTCCGTTTATGAATGTATTCGGCCCCCTGAAAAAGGACTATTGCCTTTGGTTTTATTTATTATCTATGATTGGATTCATTCTTCTTATTTTAGCATTAGTCAGTGGAATAGTTATGGGGGTATACACTAAAAAGGGTGCTCCATACTATTATTCTTTGATTATGATTTCATTCGTATATGGCATTTTCTATTTCCAGAATCGATTGCTTTATGGTATGTGTTCAAAAACTCTTTAATTGAGAGAAATCTTGTCTACGGTTTTTCCCCCTTTTCTTTTTGTTCTTATCTATAATACAACAATGGACACATTGTATTATAGCAACTACTGCAAACATTGCCAAAAAATTAAACATTTTATTGTTCAATCCAATATAGTGGATAAAATCAATTCTATTTGCATTGACAAACGAACCAAAGACTCCAAAACGGGGCAATGGGTCATTCATTTAGACAACGGAAAACAAATGTTGTTGCCACCCAATGTCCATTCCGTTCCTTCTCTCCTTATTAAATCCAATTATCATGTCATCAGTGGTGATGAAATTATACGTCATTTTGAACCCGCTGTTCAATCCCTTGTTCAAAAGGCCGTGGGAGAAGGAGGCGAACCGTCTGGATTTGGTTGGATGAATGGCACTTCGGACCAATATACATTTTACTCCGATGGTATGGCACAAAACAAGACAAATTATGTCGATGCCAATCACAACGTCCCTCCCATTTACGCCGAACCGGATACGTATCGTCCCAATAAAGTGGCAGCCGACATCACGGTGGAACAGTTACAGGAAACTCGAAATGAAAAATTAACGGCTTCCTTCGAACCACATTCTATTTAGGTGATTGGCCCTATACTCCGTTTAATTCGCCTTCGCCAAGTTTCCCTTCGCCAAGTTCCCCTTCGCCAAGTTCTTGTTCACCTCCACCACCCCTTTTAGATTTACGGCTTTTTCTTTTAAAAGAACCAAATTTCCCCCGTTTAGTAAAATATCCCGATTTCATAAGGCGTTTTTCTTTCTTGGCCGTAAAGTGTTTTACACGGCTCACAATACGGTGTGTCTTTGAGTTGTAAACCAATCTATCTTTGGTTAAACCACCCGCCGTTTTATAGGCATGTCCCCCCCATACTTGCTTTCTGGAACCGAATAAATTATTATATTTAGTGGATTCAATCTCATATTTACCATCTCCTCCTCGTTGTGGCCGTTTCATTATACATACTTATGACATTTTTTGTTGTGAAAAAAGAATAAATAAAGACATAACGGTAGATAGAATATGTCCATATACGATACAAAAATCAATCAACTCTTGCATTTTCGATGTGGAAAAAACGCACAAGACAATTGGGACATTGTCGAATCGTCTAAATCCAACGATGTATGGTTTCATTTGGAACATGTTTCATCATGTCACGTGGTTTTGACTTTACCTGAAGGAATACACTATAGTGATTTGGCCAAACAAACTCTCATTCATTGTGCCGTCGAATGCAAACGCAGAACGAAAAGTAACAATACTTCTACATCTGTTATATTCAGTGAAATCGCCTATATTGTCAAAGGGGATTCAGTTGGGTCGGTTATTGTCAATCGTCTAAATAAAAAGAATAAAATCAAAATTTAGGATGGGTTCTCCTGCGGTTGCGTTTCGTTAAGCGTCGTTTATTGCGTTTTTTATTGCGTTTTTTTACATGACGTGTCTTTTTTCCACCAACACTCGTATTGTCGGCGAACGTATATCCTTCATTCACAAAATTCACATGGGGAGAAGGAATCAACTGAGAAGCACTTGTGTAGGCTAAATTGTAGGCTTGTGACGACATATACACTATAGATTGGTTTTATTTATAGCCTTTTTTCAAAGATGCCTTTTTAGACCGAACGGAGGGGGTGTAAACCATTTTTGTTTGTTTGTCTTCCCATATTTCCAACTTTCCTATACACCGTTTTCCCGTAAAAAGAGAAGAATGAGACATATTTTGCATTTTCTGTTTTAATAGCATGTGTGCATCTGTCACATTGAAAATGAGAGGAGGGGTAAGTTTGTATCCCTTTGTTTTGTTTTCTGGTGTTCCATATCCTTTCTCATCTAAATAGACAACTTTACCTAAAATGTTGTTTAATTTAATATCATTCAACAATCTCAAATCATGTGACATATTTCTTTCAGACGAATTAATGTGATAATTCCGGTTTAAACTACCATATTTGCCATTATACCCGACTCGGTCACCACATGCAGGGTCACATTCAGGTGTTGCACAAAGGATTTCAAAATATTTTCGAGAATTTATTTTTTTATTGTAATGCACAAATGAACGACCATAATCTATGAGTTTGATAATTCCAAAGGTTTTCATTTCAACTTTAGAACCATCACTATAGTGGTATATCATTGTTACATACGCATTTTTTTTTGGACTGGGAGAATAAACAAGCACATTCCCTGAATGTAAATCATAATGAGTAAAATTATTTTTTAATGTGTCTAACACAAAATATACTTGAAACAAATAGCCCATCATCTCATTGGCTTCGATTACGTCTTTGATTTCATTCAGAGAACGAATGTTTTTTAAATTCTCAATTAAAATACATTGTTTCATAGGGGCAACACAACTGTCATGAATAATGTCTTCTAAACTCCCACTGTCACTTAAAGTTAAATCATTCAATTGTTCTTTTTTTATTGGCATATTCGTCTGCAGATTTGTAAACAATTTGTTATCATTATATTTACCCAAAGCATAGGTTTCGACAAAACAAGGAAAATAAACGGAAAAGGTATTCACTGTTGAACCCACCCATCCTTCGTATACTAAATTATCTGAATTTGCCGTCTTGGTTGATTTTAACAAGGCGTGTATAGTGTTTCCATGTTTATTAAAAGGTATATCAACAATGAACCCATTGTTCGATTCTGACCCAATATGTTTGATATTTTTATTGTCAGCGTATTTGAAAAAATTGTCGCCGAAAAAATACTCTTTAATTTTGTCATCTTCTGTGCCAAATGAAATACACTCATTGGCATCCGAACAAATTTGGAAAGGATTTGCTGAACCACCTTTCGGGTTACGCTTTTTTTTTGTGTATTTACCCATATATTATATTTAGAGTTTATACTGTTTGCTTCTTACACATTTGACATAAACGGTATTTACACCTTTTCACCTTTCAAACGCCGATTTATGCGTATACCCTTTAGGGTGGCGGTTTATCGGGTGAAAAGTAACAGTTATCAAAGGAATCCACTCCCTATGGGAGTGGATTCTGTGATTGGTTAAATATCGCACCCATGGGGTTGCGATATTTAACTTACCTAATTACATTTAATAATGCCGACCCCAATGGGTCGGCATTTGAAATGTTAAAAGGTGTAAAAAAGTAGTTAATACCCGACAGGGTTACGGGTTACGGGTTACGATATATTTCCTTAAATGAAAGAAGAAGGTCAATGGTTTCTCTCGAACAGTATAGATTAATTCAAATTCATCTATAATGGTTTAGGAGAATGAGAGAAAAATAAGAAGGTCAATGAACAGTATAGAATAATTCTAATCCATCTATAATGGTTTAGAGAATGAGAGAAAAATAAGAAGGTCAATGAACAGTATAGAATAATTCAAATTCATCTATAATGGTTTAGGAGAATGAGAGAAAAATAAGAAGGTCAATGGTTTCTCTCGAACATTATAGAATAATTCAAATTCATCTATAATGGTTTAGGAGAATGAGAGAAAAATAAGAAGGTCAATGGTTTCTCTCGAACATTATAGAATAATTCAAATTCATCTATAATGGTTTAGGAGAATGAGAGA